TAGGTATCCATATAGCAGTTATCCATGATAGGATAGATGGGTGTGCTCATACGAATAAGCCCGTTCAGGCGTACTTTTGCAGTATCACCCGGTAGTACTTCATCACAGTAGATGGGCACCAAATCACCCTCGTTGATGGTTGTCAGCAGCTGGTGACTGCGGTCAAATTTGCTTCGTGGTCGTTCCATCCGTGGCACTTGCGCGAAATGGTTTTCACTGTTTCGGTTCGTTTTCCTTCACCTCTTCCTTTTTTTCTTCCTCTGCCGGCTTCGGCTGTTCGGTCTGCTGCATCTGTTTCAGCTGTTCCATTGTTTCGGCTGCAGCCTCTGCCTTTTCGTGCATCGTCATGATATCCTTCGGCAGATTTTCAAGGTCAGTTCCTTCGGTGTATACCACGCTCTTTGCCTTGATGCTGGTGTCTCCCGCTTCCAGCCGTGCGATTGCGCTTGCAAGGTCGTAGCCCTCGCCCGCTCGCTGGATTTTCTCATATGTGTTTTCGTCCGGCTGCTTGATGTAGTCGGTAGTGCCGTTCGGCCGCTTTACTGCTTTCCACGTTGGCGCGGTCTTGCTGCCCGGATTGTTTGTCACTCTTTCGGTTGGTACGCCGTAGTACCGCACCAGTACATCAGGATTTAGCATTTGCCGTCTCCTTCAGGTCGATGAGCCGTGCGATGTGTTCAGGCATTGCTTCGCTCATGTAGCCGTTTTCCGTGTCGAACTCGCCCAGTTCCACGAGACTGATATCTTCGATTTCGCTAGGCTTGCTTTCGTTGGCTTTCCATCGTGCCGTTCGGACTGCCTGTGCCCTGTTGTTCTGCAGAAACGGCTGCGAGTAGCCGTTGGTTAGTGCATCGTGGAATGAATAGAATTTCAGTTTCATATTTTTCTCCTTTACTCTTTGTCTTTGCTTGCATCCTTCAGCGCGTGGTAGATTTCATCGAGCTTTTCAAGGATGTTCATCATTAGCGCGATCGCTTCCTTAACGTCCTTGACTTTAATCAGTGCCATTAATTCACCTCCTTTTTTTGTTTTGTTTCGCTTACAGCCGGATACCGCCCCGCGATACCTTCGGTCGTACATTGATGTTTTTTACCCGCTTTGCAGTCTGGGTAAAGTGTTTCTGGTCGCCTCGACCCGCTCCGCTTCTGTGTGCCATTGTTACACCCCCTTTCTGTATTTTTTCCCGGTTCGCACATCAAAATGCACCCAAGTGTTGTATACGATAATGCCGCATCCATCCGGTACGATTTCATTCAGTTTGTTGGCGAGTTCTTTTGTGCTCATGCCATCGACCCGGATATCTGCTGCCATACCGCGCATATGGTAGCTGTATTTTGCTCCGTTGCATTTTTTGTTCCACTCTGGTGTTCTGTATCCGCTGGTAATGATTACCGGCTTTCCTAGCTTATGTCGGAGGATGTCCAGAACGGAATATAAGTAGTCGTCTATGAATACTACCGGACTACCGTCTTTGCAAGCAAATTCTTTTACTTTGAAGTGTCTTGCAAGTTGTACGTTTCCGTCTGTGTTCATGATATAGCTTTTAAGCATTTTTGTCAACCTTCCTCTACTTTGTTTATTTTCCACTGGCTGATGATATCTTCTCTTGTCCAGATTAGGCATTTTGCAAGTTTTTTGTTCTCTGCCAGTGTGTGGCGAACTTCCTTTTTACCTGTTTTTGTGTTTGTCATCTCGATTCTGTAGCTTTTCAGTGTCATTCTGAACACCGTCCTTTCTTTCTCTGACTTTATTATATCACTTGTCAATAGCTTTTTCAATGATTTTTGATGATTGTAATAATTTTGTAACTCTCTTCCCTGCTCCTTTGTTTTGAATGGCGCTTTAGCGCCTTGCCGTATGGAGCGTAGCGGAATTCGGCTAAATCCATTCCTTTTTAGCGCTGTGCGCGTCATGCTTTTGGTTCACGCCACTTTTGCTTTAGCTTGTCCTTTTCTTTCTGAATGTTGAGATAGGTTTCGTAATCTACGCTTGTGCTTTGTTCGAGATTGACCAAACTTTGTATTGCACTGCGTCTGCGTCTGGCTCTAACCTCTCTCAGCTCGTCAGAATGTGCCTTAAAATAGCTTTCCGTGTCTTGGCTGGTATCCTTATCAAGTATCTTATCAAAATAGCGTGGAGGCCTTTTCTCGCGTCCTCCTGCGCATATGATGCTATCCGTTTTTAAGATTTCATCTTTGTGTTCGTTTAGATACTTTTCGCCGATGCCTTTTGACATGATTCTAAACTCAGGTTCTCGACCTTCCATCCAGTACTTTGCCGCTTGCTCTGCACCTATGGCTTTCTTGTTGACGTATTGCGCCACGTATGCAAAACTTCCCGGTTGTGCTGGTGAAAAGTCTATCATGCCCTTGCCCCAGATTTTTTGTAACCATTCCGACTTGAAATAGCTATTTCCTTTTTGGTTCTTATACCATTGTGCGTCCGGTGGTTTTAGTCCAAATACTATCGCGTGATAGTGTGGTCTTTTTGTTCTGTCACCATATTCAGCTGCTAGGAAATATTTTATCGGTTTTTTGTATGCTTTTCGTAGCCGCTTTATAAATAGCTGCACGTCTCGCTTGCTTACTGTCTGGCTCTGAATGCTTCTGTAACCTTTGATGATTTCTCCGTACGGAATATGTTCATCGTCATACGTCAGTGTTAGAAAAATCACATCGTCCCACTCTTTGGCCTCCAGCTCTATTCTTGTTGCCCATTGGTCTGCCATCTGTTTGCGGCAGTACTCGCATTTACCGCATGGTAACAATGCGAATTTTCCTTTTTTGACTCCGTCCATGATGTCCGTTTGCAGTCCTTGCTTTGATAGGTTTTCCAGACTTCCCCACAGCTGCGGTTTTTTCGTATCCATCTGAAATACTAATGGTTTTGTACATGGCATTTTTGTTACCGGCACAAGCTTCCTTGTCTATCTTGTGCCGGTTGACACCTCGCTTTCTTTATATATTAACTTGTTGTAGTCGTAGTAGTAGTAGTGTTGAAAGTGTTGAAAACTCGTTTTTTTAACGTTACTACGTTTATTTATTGTTTTTTTGCCTGTTGAAAACTTTGTTGAAAACTTGTTGAATTGTTGAATGTTCGTCATTTTGACGAATTTCTTTGTGCAACTTGTTGTTGAAAACCTGTTGAAAGTGTTGAAAACTCAAGTTTTCCACATTCTCTATTTTTTGGATTATTGTTACTAAAAAAGGGGGATGTTTTCCACCCCCCTTCCTTTCTTAGTTTCCTGTGTATGCGTTGAATGCGTCCATGTTTGGCATGATTGGCACTCTTTGGTTGTACTTTTTGAAGTTTCCCGCTGTGTCTTTTGCTGCTTTGCCAGCCTTTTCTGCTGCTTTTTTGGCTGCTTTACCAGCTCCCGCAAGGCCTGCGCCTAATTTGCTAGCTGCATAGGTGTACTGTTGCGCCTGTTTTGCGCTTGAGGTTGCCAGCTCGCTTGCTGCCTGTTCCCAGCTTTTCGCACTCTTAAGCTGTTTTGCGCTGGTGGCCTGTTTTGCCAGCTGTAAGTATTTGTCTGCCAGCTCTGCCGTGTTGTTGCCGTATTCGTACATTGCGGATACGCTTGCAGCCTGTGCGCTCTGTTGGTTATAACGTTGGCTTCCAATGCTTGCAGATGCTCCTGATGGTGCGCTTGTTGCGCCGTTGGTCGCCGCTAGAATAGGATTGATGCCCGCTGCGATCATGTCCTTTACGGTATCTTGATAAGCTGTCCCGCGCATTTCCTTTTGAAATGCTCGTTCTGCTGCTGCCTCTGCGCTGTTGTACTTCTTGGCGCTTGCTTGGCTTCCAGCATTCGCGAGGTTGCTCAGCAGTCCGCTCATCATTTGCAGTGCGTTTGCTGTGTTTACGCTGCTCTGGTTGCCAAATGTGGCAATGCCTGTTGGCGTGCTGATTTGTGTTGCACCTATCTGTTGTGGTGCTGTCACGCTGCCGGTTGTGGTCTCGCTGCCGGTGCTGCTCTCGCTGCCGGCTCCTTGGCTGTTCTTGGCGCCGCTCTGGTTACTGCTTGTTATGATGCCTGTTAGCATGCTCAGTCCTTGCATGAGGGATGGCAAAAGCTTTAATAACGTCTCCATTCAAAAATAGCCCCGCTTTTGCGGGGCTTCCTCCTTCCTTAAATTCTTTCGATGCCCGGGATGCTGTAGATAGGCATCTCGCGATACCAGTCTTCCGTGAAGTAGAAGTCACACAAGAACTGATGACTTTTTGCACTCGTTACTGCAATCGTTCGGTCAATGTTCTGTGTTCCCTCTTGAATCCACTCTGCAGAGAGACGCGGAAGCGCGTCATAATCGTCTGCATAGTGCCATGCGTCCAGTGACGTTTGGTAGTTTGATCGCATTTCTCCGGTTACGTAGGAAGGCTTATAGCGGTAGTCCGCCCAAGCCTCCTGATAGCCAAAGATTTCGTTATCTTCGGCTGTGCCCTGTGCATAGATTTCACGATTGTACACCGGTTGTTCGCCCAGTGCTGCCAGTCGCGGGTCGTAGTAGGTGAACCGCCCGCCACGTGTCCACTTGGTTGCAAGTCCCTGCTGGTAGCTGTGCTCTACTCGTACCACTGCCAGACCGATGATGTAGCCGTATTCGGTTGCTGCATAGTCCACCATTTCCTTACTGCATGTGGTCAGGCTGTATGCTGCCGTATTGCCCAGTGCTTGCCCGGTTGTCGGGTCCGTCTGGCTTGTCTGAACAACTTGATTGACATTGATTGGGATGCGCTGGCCGCCGATGTACTCAGGAATCTGCAGACGGCTGTCCGGGCTTGTCACGCCCCACGTACCGGAAAGGAACTCGCGATAGCGTGTGCCGTTGCGTGCATCTGCTTCGAAAATGTGCTGCAAGGCGATTGCCATGCGCAAATCCTGAATGCTGATTGCGCTTACTCCGCTGAGGTCTGCGCCTAGATATGCGGCGTCTATTTCTTTCATGTCTTTTTGGTAGCCGATTGATTTACCAAGTAGCTGTACTGGATATGTTCCATCAGCTGATGCAATTCCGTTCAGCACGTTTTTTTCTGGGTTTTGTCCTTTTTGATTGAATCCAAGTATGCTTAGAGTTACTTCGTTTTTATTTTCCACAGCTCCGCTGTATGCCTTTACCTCTGCATTGCCGGT